CATCTGGATATCGGCCACTGAGTTCCGGATCCAGCAATTCATCACCATACATCCAAGAATCACCAAATCCTACTATTTTTGTAAATGTCATCTAACTAATATGCTTACGATGGCTCCACGACTGATCCTGACTATGGCTACCTGTTGACTCTGCTGCGGATTTGCAACATATCCCGTGCCACCGTTTATAACATTTATGGCGCTGACCTGGCCACCGGTAACTTCTGCTTCGGCCACGGCTCCTGCACCCAGCCCAATGATGCTGACCCTGGGCGGTGCTAGATATCCGTATCCTGCTTGAGTCACTGTGATGCCAGTGATCACACCATTGGCTCCTGTGGCAGTGGCCGTGGCCAGCTGTACTTGTTGTGTGCCCGGCCATTGATCACTGACCAATCTCAACAACGGATGATATCCTGCCGCATTGATATAGTCAGTACCACTTTTGTTGTAGTAGCTTTGCACTTCTGTGACATCTACCCACAGGGATTCATAATTCTGAGCACCTTGGATTTTGACATTGCCAGTATAGTGATCCATCTCCATCTGGAATGTGGTAAAGCTGGTTCCATTTGTGGGCACATGGCTACTGAATCGTTGTGGATCATTGTAGACATTTCCATACAGTCCTGGAGGGTTTAGTGCCCAGTCCGGAGTATTGCTGTTCCATACTGGATCAATGGCCGAATCCGGACCATAGATGTCTGGAATAGTGACCAGTTGGCTGGGCACAAATGCTGGCTTGACTGAGTCAACAATGTCCACATCGCCGCGACCTTGTGCCTGAGCATCTACAAACACTGCTTCTACGAGATTGCCACTGGCACGTTCTATGGCATAGCTGGAAGGTTCAGGAGGAAACTCTGTGGTTTCTGCTGCTGTGAGTGTGACCTTGGCACGGCCAAAAGCAGCATTGATTATGACCATGTCTTTTTCAATCAACTGGGCTGTGCCTGCTAGATTGATCAGTTTGAATCGCAAGGCTGATCCTGTGATGTTCACAGGTTTTTGATCTTGATTGACAAATTCAAACAAAATCACGTTGTCAACACCCTTGTTGATGGTTAATTTTTTAGCATACACAGGATTCCACCTCCGGTCAAAAACGTCACCATCTGTGGTATCCAAAACCAACACACGTTGGATTTGTTGATAGATATAGATCTGGGTTGAATACATGTGGTGAGCTCCAATGATATTTAGCCCGAGACACAGGGGTATAAATATCCAAACCAATACAATATGGGCAGCGACTTATTTCAAAAACTTGCAGACAAGTATCCTTTCATAACCTTGTGTGTGTATTCTAACACAGAATACGTGGGCATTGTGCAGAATCGTGATGACGTGATCACCACCATCTACGACTTTGGTGTGATACAAGATCCTGAGCAGAAACGTCGATATATCGATCTGGCCAACACCTGGTGGTGGGAATCAAATAGATCAATCCCCATCAACATATTCCTGCGTGGTGAATGGGAAGAGTTCCGACTGTGCCTACGCACATTTGTGAACAAAGACCTGGAGATCTTGCACGGCCCTGTGTGCAGTCTCAATGATATCGCCCGACGAAAGGGCAAACGAAAATCAATTACCCTGGTTCGACGTGTGGAGTAAGTTCATGTGCAAGGCCACCAAGGCTGCATATCCCACAGCATGAGCTTTCTTGAATGTGTAGCCTCTGCTGTCATCCCCGTCCCACACCGATCGGAACACATCTGCCCAGGGTTGATTCTGCAAGTGAGCCTTGCCCGGTCGTATCACTGAAATAAAAGCAGCCATCCGAGGTATTGAATCTGGCTGCATGCTCCGCAGCAGTTCAGTGTAGTTGCCCACATGCACCAACTGCTGAGCCCATTCTGGATCTTGCCACAGCCTGGTCCAGGGTGGGTCTTGTGCTAACATCTGTTCGTAGTGTGCAGGATCTCGCACCAGGCTGTACACACTCATGTTCAACAGATCAATCTTGAAGTAGCCGCGAGCTTCGGCTGTTTCATAATCCAAGGCACAGGTTCCTGTGACAGGATCACGCGGAATCTCTGTGACATAGATGCCGGAGTTGTGGCGGCGCCCGTTGCTTTGCCTTGCGGCTGTGTGTGGGATCAAGGCCAGCACAGCATCTCTGTTGGGCACATCGATGTCAATGTCTGCGCTCATGTCTGCACCAAGAGTATGAGCATACGCAGTTTTTCTTCTGCTTCCTGCACTGCTGCCAACTGATCAGCCACAGCAGGATGCTTCTCAGCCAATTCTTTTATTTTCATTTCGTCATGGCGCTGTTGACTGGCCCAAGCGATAGCTGCCACAGCATCCGGTGTTAAACTCAAACTCACAGTGCCCATCTCCATTGGTCTCCACATTGTGCCATCATACACTTCCAAGCTCTGAATTGTGGTGTTGAACCGAATATTACCCAGCCCCTGAGCACCGCTGTAGTTGTTCATGTAGTTGGTGGCCTGGTTGTTTGCTGTGGTTATATATGGTCCACTAGTGTATACATGTTTGATCATTTTACCATCCTGCTTGTGTTAAAATCTCTCGTGCGTATTCCTGATCCCCAGGATAATCCGCAAACTTCTTCTGCCACGCATCTGAATCAATGTAAGGCCATATCATGGCCACTTGTTCTGTGTTGAGCTCTGACAGGAACTTCTGCCCGGATTCACTATTGTAGATCACCCAGGCGCTGATCCTGCCTGTGGTCACAGCATAGCATGTGGCGTTGGCACTGCCATATCTCAAACAATCATGTGCAGGATGCTGTGTCTTTTCACTCCAGTCAATACCATATTCGATGGCTCTGGCCAAGGCATCATTCACTGTTTCTTTCTGCACATGGGTCACAAGATACTCTGTGTATAGCCGATCACTGCACCAGTTGTCAATCTTCCGGTTGCCTTTTAACAACCATTCAAGAAATCGTTCTGGCTGGATCACCCGAACATCCACACAATACCTGCCCCATTTCACAAACGCACGATAGTAAGGTGATGTGGCAAAGTCATCCCAACCTTTTAGTTTGGCAGATCCTTGTGTGTATTCGTAGAACTTTAGATAGCCTTGCAGACCCAACTGCACACCGCGTTCACTTTGTTCTTGCCAGCGTTTCTTTTGCTCGCAAACATGCACACTCAGCGTGGTTTCTCGGCTGAATGATCGCTCGCAATACTTACATGTGAAGTTACTTGTCGTTGCCATGAGCCCGTTGCAGTTGAGCCAGTTCTTTTTTGTCAGTGAGCGCAGCCATCAAATCAATCTCGTCATCTTTCAAATGCGGATACAGTTCTCGTAACTGTTTCTTTATTGCACTGGCACCGGCTTCTTTCTTCTTGGGTGCGATCCAGTTGTGCCGCTGAGCACCCATGCCTGGACTCACTGCTGTGGCCATGAGCCATTGCAGTTTGGGATGTCGATGCATGGTGAAGAAGTGTTTGTTCAGGTAATGATTCACACTCTGTACATAGTATTCCTGGATCTCTTGGCTGCCATCCACTGCCGAGCCCCAACGCACCATTAAGAATGTAGAAAACTTCTTGCGTTCTTCTGGCGTGAGCTCATCATAGAAGTCACGGTTCTTTGCGTCCAGTTGCCGCATCTCGTTTGAAATGTTCAGTTTGTCGCTCATTTGATCTTGGTCAGTCGATACACCATTTTTGCTTGATCCAGCAGGTCTTGTAAAGCAGGATTGGTTTCAGCGGCTACAATTATGTCTCGCCATTCTTCGAATAGTCGGTATTCATCGCCGGCAAGTTCATAGTAAGGCTCACCCTTTTCTTCTTTATATTCTTCCGTTTCCCACAATTTTTCCCATTTGATGCGTTCCCATTCATCCGGTTCATACTCCTTGGTAAGCCACAGGTCAGTCCACTTTTCTGTATACGGGTCAGCAGGTGCGAGTTTAACAGTCTTTTTCATGATGATTTTTCAGTTCGAGTCAAATGATACACCATTATAGCATGATCCAGTATATCTTGTAAAGCTGGATTGGTGCGAGATGCTCTGCGTATGTCGCCCCAGAGTTGGTCTTCTTGTATATGTTCACGCAGTGGTCTACCATCTTGGGTTCTAGGATCATGGTCATGCCCCACTTCTGTTCGCGTGGCAGGATCGGCTCCGGCTTCACGCTGATACACCGTGGCACCATCACGCTCGTATATCAAGGCAGCACCTGGTTTCAACTGTCCCATCACCAGGCTCGATTGTAATCCACTATCTCGCAGTTGCGGCTGATGTCTTTGACAAAATACACAC